ATGTTAAACTATAGTGTTGCGGAATTAAGGATGACTAAAATATTGATAGCCATATTTCTTGGCGGCGGCACAGGCAGCGTATTGCGCTATTGCGTGCAAATGGCACTCCATGAACGGATAGTACCCTACTCCTTTCCTTGGGCTACATTTGCCGTAAACATCATCGGAGGCTTCCTGATAGGATTGTTCTACGTCTTATCCGCCCGCTTCAACTTATCCGCAGAAGTAAGAATGTTGCTGACTACCGGCTTGTGTGGTGGCTTCACCACTTTTTCCACATTTTCCAACGACGGATTGATTCTGATTAAACAAGGATTTTACGGATTATTCGTCCTATATACCTTATTAAGTATCTTGTTGGGAATATTTGCAGTATGGGGCGGAAATATCTTAGGGAAGACCTTTTAAAACAGCAATCATGAGAACAGGCAAACCCTTCAGCATGCCGCCCGTACGGGTCATCTCCCCCACTTTTGAAAGTCAAGTCGAGAGTTCCAAATCACTCAAGGAATGGCTTAGGACCGAAGAAACTGTCAGAGGGATATGTTTCAGCAAACAAATGGAAGAATCAATGGATTGTTCTTATAAAAGTATCACCAATTGCACTTTCAGCCATGTACAGTTCAACAACTGTAAACTGAAAGCTACTCACTTTACGGATGTCCGTTTCGAGCATTGCGATTTGTCCAACATATCATTTGCAGAAAGCTCTCTTTTTCGGGTAGAATTCATTTCCTGTAAACTGGTCGGCACAAATCTGCCAGAAACAATCCTGGATCATTGCAGGATACAGGATTGCAATGCGAGATACCTCAATTTTTCCATGAGTAAAATCAATCAGGCGGAGTTCACCACCTGCGATTTGCGCAACAGCGACTTCAACGACTGCAAGTTGACTTCCATCGCTTTTACCAATTGCGAGTTAGTAGAAGCGGAATTTTCGCATACTCCGCTCAGGGGCATTGACTTGAGCGATTCGCATATCGAGGGTATTCACGTCAATCTGCCGGATATACGGGGAGCTATCGTCAGTACCCACCAAGCCATGGACCTGACAAGCCTGCTGGGACTCGTAATAAAAGACTGAACAATTTTCCATTTTCACTTGTTATACCTATGGAATTTACATTTAAAATAAAATAAGATGAAAATAGAAAAGATTATCGGACGTGAGATTCTTGATTCAAGAGGAAACCCTACCGTAGAAGTTGATGTAATATTAGAGTCCGGCTTTATCGGCCGCGCTTCCGTACCCTCCGGTGCATCCACTGGCGAACATGAAGCCCTAGAACTGCGTGACGGTGATAAAAAACGTTATGGTGGCAAGGGAGTACTGAAAGCCGTTAACAATATTAATAATATCATCGCTCCCAAGTTGATTGGCATGTCGGTTCTTGAACAGATGAGTATCGACCATACCATGCTGGCCTTGGACGGCACAAAGACCAAATCCAATCTGGGTGCAAATGCAATCTTGGGGATTTCGCTTGCCGTAGCCAAAGCAGCGGCGGCATACCTTGATATTCCCCTCTATCGCTATATCGGTGGAACAAATACATATGTAATGCCTGTTCCGATGATGAATATCATCAATGGCGGTTCGCACAGTGATGCCCCCATCGCTTTCCAGGAATTTATGATACGTCCGGTAGGGGCGAATTCTTTCCGTGAAGGTCTGCGCATGGGCGCAGAAGTGTTCCACGCCTTAAAGAAAGTATTGCATGACCGCGGACTTAGTACTGCTGTAGGCGACGAAGGCGGTTTCGCTCCCGACTTGACAGGCACAGAAGACGCTTTGGACTCGATCATTGCTGCCATTAAGGCTGCCGGCTACGAACCAGGCAGGGATGTGATGATTGCCATGGACTGCGCTTCTTCCGAATTCTATCACGACGGCATTTACGATTACAGCAAATTCGAAGGTGAGAAAGGCAAAAAACGTACAGCCAACGAGCAGGTAGATTATCTGGAAGAGTTAATTGACAAATATCCTATCGACTCTATCGAAGACGGCATGAGCGAAAACGACTGGGATGGCTGGAAGAAACTGACCGACCGCATCGGAAACCGCTGTCAACTGGTAGGTGACGACCTATTTGTCACCAATGTAGATTTCCTTGCCATGGGTATCGAAAAAGGTTGCGCAAACTCCATACTGATTAAGGTAAATCAAATCGGCTCCCTGACAGAAACGCTGAATGCCATCGAAATGGCGCACCGTCATGGCTACACGACCGTTACATCCCATCGTTCCGGCGAAACGGAAGATTCCACGATTGCAGACATTGCCGTAGCCACCAACAGCGGTCAAATCAAGACCGGTTCTTTAAGCCGTTCAGACCGTATGGCTAAATACAATCAGTTGTTGCGCATCGAAGAAGAGATAGGCAATAACGCTGTATACGGATACAAAAGAATAAAATAAGTGCCGTTTTCAAACTGAGCCGAAATATCATAAAGACAAGAGGTTGTGTCAAAACGCTGACACAGCCTTTTTTTATGCGCAAAGCCCAGACTTTCTCAAGCCCGGGCTTTGTTATTACCCAAAGTTTTCGTATCTTTAGGCATAAAGTTTTTCGTTATGGCAAAGTTACATTTTCGTCCTTACATTCCCAACCAAACCGTTCTTTTTCCACAAAGAATTGATGAAAACATAGCTGCGACCGACCCGGTCCGCATCGTGAATGCTGTTATTGACAACCTCAATCTTGAGAGTTTCAAGAAGCTTTATAAGGAAACGGGCCGTTGTCCTTATCATCCTAAAATGATGCTTAAGGTGATAATCTACGCCTACATGAATAATATCTATTCTTGCCGTAAAATAGAGAAGCACCTCCTTCGTGACATTCATTATATTTGGCTTGCCGGTAATGAGCATCCGGATTTTATCACGATCAACCGTTTTCGTAACCGTGTAAAGGAGGAAATAAATAATGTATTTACCCAGTTGGTTCTTGTCCTTGCCGATAAAGGCTTCATCAGCCTTGATGTGGAGTATATCGACGGCACCAAGATTGAATCCAAAGCCAACAAATATACTTTTGTCTGGCGCAAGACAGTCGAACGGAACCGTACGAGACTAATGGATAAAATCCGTATTCTCTTGGAGCAGGTGGATGAAACCATTGCACAGGAGAACTCTATAAAAGACACATCCGTGGAGTTTACTTCCTGCAAGCTCTCTGACATAGTGGATGAACTTAAAGAAGCCCTGGAACGCCAGCCTGCAACAAAGGATAAGGAAGAAAAGAAAGCCCTGCGCAAAAAGAAGAAGCAGGTCAGGGAACTTGAAGGGTATCGTGACAAGCTGATAGAATATGACAATCACCTTGATACCCTTGGAGAACGTAACTCCTATTCCAAGACCGATCCTGGTGCCACATTCATGCGCATGAAAGAAGATGCCATGAAGAACGGGCAGACCAAACCCGGATATAATCTGCAAATAGGTACTGAAAACCAATTTATCACAGACTTCCGTCTGTTTCCCAACCCTACCGATACACTGACCCTCATACCTTTTTTCCACTCTTTCCAGTACCGCTATAACCGTTTACCGAATATCTGCGTGGCAGACTCCGGTTACGGTTCGGAAGAAAATTACCGGTTCATGCAGGAGAATGGGATAGAAGCCTTCATCAAGTACAATTACTTCCATAAAGAACAGCGTCCCCGTTATACTCCCAACCCGTTCCATGCCGAAAGTCTCCATTACAATACCCAAGAGGATTATTACGTTTGTCCTATGGGACAGCACATGAACCGTATAGGAACCAAACGTGACAAGACAGCGAGCGGATACATCACCGAAAGTGCCCGGTATAAAGCAAAAAGATGCGAAGGTTGCCCTTTGCGTGGCAGTTGTTTTAAAGCTCGGGGGAACCGTATTATAGAAGTCAACCACCGGTTAAATCAATACAAACGGCAGGCACGGGAAAGATTGCTCTCAGAAGAAGGTATCAAGCATAGAGGCAGGAGGTGTATAGAACCAGAAGCTGTGTTTGGACAAATGAAATACAACATGGCATACAGAAGATTCCGGCATGTGGGAGAAGACAAGGTTACAATGGACTTTGCTTTCTTTGCTATAGCCTTTAATATCAAAAAAATGTGTGCTAAACTGATAAAAGAAGGAAAGGGGCTCATTACAGTTGGCAAATATATGTTTATGGGACTATTTATAACCCGATATAATTGGAATATAGCAACTTGTTGCCAAATGCATGAGGAAAAAGCAGCATAGCCAAAAGAAAATATAGCAGAACTTAAAATATAAATGAGGTTGTGCCAACGTTTTGACACAACCTCACAGAAAACAATTCGATGAGAAAACAGAGGATTATTCCTTTAAGGCCGCTTTTACGGTGAGAAGGTCTTCCGTATCTCCTTCATACACACATTTGCGTGGCGCCGTAAAAGTATAATGGAGTGTGTTCTGGTTGCGGGCTGTGGAGCTTGCCCCGGTAGTGGCTCCGTCACCTGATGCACGCAGAGCACCGCGGCGCTTGTCGCCCATCAGATAGTTCGTGCCGTTGTTGTCGGTCACGATAAAGAACATCTTGCGTCCTTTGGTGGCGTTCTCGAAACCGAATATCTTTTTCCGCATTTTGGCAGAAATGATATTCAGATCCATCAAATATGATTCGCCGCCGCTTTCTCCCTGGTCGGTAATCTTGAACTCGGCCAACTCGTCAGTGAAATCCATCTTGTATGCACGACAATTTTCCTTCATAACAAGGTCACCGACCAATGTACCGGCTTCTTCAAGAGAAAGAGGGGATTCCTTCTTTTTAGGATAGTCCGGCCAGGTCGCTACATCCGCATGATAACCGAAGATGACGGACGGTATAATACCGCCCATGTTGTCCTGGTTCTCGCAGTCCATTGCCTCATTGATATCATCAAGAGCAATACATAATTTAGGGTCTACTTCTGCCATAGTCACAGGATTTATTCAGATTTAACAACATAGGTGCCCGTCACTTTTTCCACCTTGCCCGCAGCAGGTGTCTTCTTCTGCACGGCAGGAGTGGTATATCCGGCAGCTTCCAGAAACTCGACGGTATATTCCTTGCCACCAGGAACAGCCACATACGTACCGGAATCACGCCAAATTTCCTCGCCTTGAATACGCCACTTTCCACCGTTGTTGGCCGCTTCATCCGGCGCAATGGTCACCTCAATATATCCGAACGGATTGGTTCCTTCAGGATCCACCGGACGGTCATTGACGCAGAACTCGGACTTGTGTACGGATACGAACTGGAAACCAATCAGATACTTTCCGGCAGCATCGAACGTATAGGGGTTACCCGACATGAACGGCTTGATAGACTTGAAGTCGCTTTCCTTATCAAAACCGTAGCATACGTTCTCCTTGGTGGTCAGCATGACAAACTGACTGCCGTCGGGAAGATTCGGAACACGTACCAGCTCACAACGGTTGTTGGAACCGAGAAGATGCTGCGTATCAGAAGTGTCTTCCTTGAGTCCGATAACGATGGTACCCTCATCTTTGCGCCAGTCATCGTACATGTCACCCAAATCATCGGAAACGAACATCTTAATGTTCTTCTTACGCTTGAAGGTACGCGGCATGTGACGCCACATTTCCAGCAGTTTCTCTCCGATATTGGCACGTGTCAACTCGCCGGTGGTATAAACGTTACCCTCAGCGCTGGAGATGTCTCCGACTGCCTCGCCTTCGGTGATGATAGTACCGATACCGTCGAAAGAGTCCTGAATATCCGTCTTTTCTTCATCCGCACTGTATTTTGCCGTGAAAATGGCAAACAGCAGGTCATTGGACGCCAGTTCGTGTCCGTGATTAATCAGCCATAGTTCGAATGGATGTTCCTTGCGGAGTGTACCAGGAACTTCAGCGATATAGGTACGGCGGTAACGTTCCGGCTCATCAGACATCTCCATCACAACGGGACGCACTACCAGGCGGCGGGGAACAATCTTGCCCAGGTACTTGCCAGCCGTGAACTTGCCGGTATATTTGCCGGAGATGCTTCCGCCCTCCACCTTGCCCAGTTCAAGGGAATCGGTAATGCCCGGTACCGGAGTGAAATGTTTCAAGACCTCCGAAGCGTCGAGCTTGTCGACCGCCTTCAGGATGTCCTTGTGCTTTTTTACCGCGGTCAGAACGGCGGTAATGTCAATAGGTGCTTTAAAATCCATAAATAGAATTGTTTAGATGTTATTCATTCTCAAAAGTGTTGATAGGGTCTGTAGCAATGTCCGCGAACCTGTTGTCTTCGTTCGCTTCCTGATGGCTGACCGTACCCGTTCCCGGTATCCGGGTGACAATGTCACGGATAACCTGTACCTTCGCCTTGTTGTCGGCGGCATTCTTGACACTGTCACTCAGACTGTCAAGGTCATTTATAACTGCTGTCAGACTGCCTTCGGCTGTTTCCCTGGCGGTATTGGCAGCCGTCAGATCATTTTCTGCCTTGGTTTTCGCATCATTGGCAGCCTTGATGGCATCATTGATGGCCTGTAGGTTCTCTACGGTAAGCTGCATCTTACCGTCTTTTTCCTCAACACCTTCGCAGTTGAGGACCTGGTTGATGAAAGTAAATTCTTTACGCATGGAAATAACTGTATTTAAATTGGATATGTCAGTTCTGTTACCGGTAGGAAATAACCCTTTAATACCGTCGATAATCTGGGAAACCAGGCTTTTGTCACAGCTTTCCGGTTCTGGCTTCTCTTCTGAAGCAACAACCGGTAACGGCAGACCAAGTGCGGTAAAGCAATCGGTTATTTCATTAGTCACCTGCGGCTTTTTATGGGCGCCGGGAATAATCTTGTCTATGAATCCCCATTCCTTGGCTTCGGTAGCAGGCATCCAACGTTCCTCTTCCATCAGGGTAATAATCTCCTTCAGACTTTTCCCGCTGCGGTTGATATACTTCTGCGCAATCATCAGGTCAATGGCTTCGGCACTCTTTTTCTTGTTTTGCAGTTCCTTGATAGCACCTTCAATCTGATCGGCATTGAGATGCCCCCAAATGTCAATGCCCAGACTACACTTATGTGCCAGCCACATACCATCCTCGTGCATTTCAATGGACTTGGCACCAAATGCCAGTATAGTGGCCGCCGAAGCGTTGAAGCTGATAAACTCCACCGTCACATTACCGTGCTCGGCCATAAGGCTGGACATAGCAACCGCTTCCGCAACATCACCGCCCGGACTGGAAACCTTCAAACGTACGGGCTGGCCTTTTGCTTTGTCCAGAAAGTATTTCAGATAATTCTTATTGTACCAATACTGATCAATACTGCCGAATAGTGTGATAACCGTCTCGTTCATATAACTTTTTTACGCAAAGAAAAGCGCAAAAAAAACGGTACCCAAGGACACCGGATACCGTCAAACATGGAATAAGCCTTCTTTTTACGCTTCCAAATCTTCCATTTCCGCTATATAAACAGTAGGCTCATCCTGAACGCAACTGAAGGTGAATGTCGTGCCGTTCCGGTTTGCAGTCGTCTGTCCGCTGGTATTGCTTGTATTGAACTGTAATAGTGCCTCTTCCTGGCCGCACCAATGAACCTCGCCGTTTCCGTCAACCGCCAGTACATACCACAATCCGCGTTCCAATACTTCAAGCAACTCCCGGTTTACCGGTGACAGTTTCGGAATGACTCCTTCAACTCTTACCGACCAGGCATCACCCGCATCTCCGTTTTCCTTGTCCTCGGAAAAAGAATAGGTATCATCCGCATATATCGGAAGGGAAATGATACTGTCACGGTTACGCAGTTCCAGATAATTCAGGCCTGTAACATAATCCTTGCGGACTCTCAAAAACGAGGACGGCGGAACGGCAAGAACCTTCAACAAGCCACCGATATTTTCAAAATCATAGTTTATTATTTTCATAGGCTAATTTCCCTTGCTGGGAAATTGTCCCAAACTCGGACAACTTCCCCAAGATTATACGGTTAATAAAATCTAAAATCGTTGTATTCTCTACGGTTTTCCGATAGCCGTGCCGGTTGTATTCTCTGCGGATGGTATCATATGACCAGGTGTCTTCATCGAATCCGAAACTGTTCTGAAAGTTACGGATAGCGGTTGAGAGTGGAATCCCCATACTCACATGGGTATCGAGATAGAGGAAAAGCATCTGCTTGATACGCCGTTCTACCTTGTTTCCGAACGCCACCGCTTCGGTGTTCGACAAAGCCCATCCATAACGGTAGAAATCGTCACGGCGTATTTCCACCGCTACATTGGCGGTATAACGGTAAAGGTTCCGGTATCTGTTTTCATAGCGGCCACGTTTTGACAGCCGGGAAAGGAAATCATTTTGTAACTCCTTATCCGATGACAGGTTGACTATTTCGTCCCATGTATCATCCGGAGCATTGAAGTTATACAGCAAGAACTGACTGACATACGGTTTACAAGGAAGCCAGCAGACAAATCGGTCTTTCTTTATCATTTAAAGCTTTGATTTTTATACAAATATAGCCATATCAGTTTATATATTATTCATATTGCTGTTTTTTTTATTCACAATTCGAGCAGACACTTTTTGTCTTCTACACCTTCCACAATTTCTACAATCAGCATAAACGATTATATATCAACAATATAACGGTTTTATTATTGGGTAATAAGTGTAGAAAATCTGTCTATAAAGTGCCATTTTGTAGAAGAAATATAGAAAAACTGCATTTTGTAGAAAGTTGTAGAAATGTATAGAAGTCGTTTTTATATACTAATACATTGATTTATAACATTGTAGAAAGTGTAGAAAGTGTAGAAGTATTTTTTCCCTCAAAATAAAGCCTATATTCGAGTATAGAAAGTGCATAAAAAAGCCCCTACCTTCACAGGCAAGGGCCTCTCTCACAACTATGATAGACATTTTAAAACATATATGGAGAATTGCCGTTTTCTTTCGCTTTATAATGAGCATCACTTTCTTCTATCTCCGATACTCCCATGTCAATATTGAGATTGATGTTGTAGTTCTCCATCAACTCAGTATAGTCAAAACAAAGTGCTTGTTTCGTACTACTTGTTTTGCGATAGTACTTTTTACCGTCGACCTCTACTTCCTTAGTGACTTCAACCCCCTTTTGTATGTTCTTGAAACGGACTGAGTTCTGCACGCCCAAGTATTCCTTAGAGTTTTCGATGTAGAATTTCAGTGATTCAGTAGGTAATGCATTGTCACCTACCTGGCGGGCAAACTTCTTATACAACATAAAGATACGGTCGGTTTGCATTCGTAAAACAGGGCGCGGCTGTTTGAATACCAAATCTTTGACTTTATTAGTCTTTAGACTGGAGAGATAATCTATCCGAAAATCCGCCTCCAGGAATATCTCGCCATCTTGTTGCAAGTAACTGACCACATTCCAGAAATTAGCCAGTTCGTTATTGCTTTTACATTCACGGTTCTGCCGGATGATACCATCGACACAGATGCTCAACAGGTCCCGATACATGAATGGTACATCCAGTACAGCTTCAAGTGTGCGGAACGCAGCCAATGGTATCACCCAGTTTCGTTGTATGCGGTCTTCAATGGACTCGCCTTTCAAGCGGTCGTTTAAATCATCCATACACTGGCGATAATTAGTAGAGAAATCTGTCTCCATTTTTGCACGGTGACGCAGCAGCTGTAAAGTTAGATGTGAAAGTCCCAAATCCCGAATGCTTTTGCACTCGTCAAACGCTCTTTTTTCTGATGTTGAAAATTCTGTTTTTGTAAAAGTTAAGTATATAAGTCGGGAAAACAAGGCAATGTCTATTGTCGGCATTTCTTGCCCGGATAGAATCACACCGCAATCCACACAGGTAATTTCTCTTTTTTTATCTCTGTCCATGTTCATCCGGCTACGGCCGGTACCATCCCAAATCCCCTTCAGGAACTCCCGTTTGTCAAGGTCTATACTATTTTTGTACTCGTCAATGTGTACAAGAGAATTGGCGCATTGAGCCACCGCATCACCCAATGCAGCAATGGTGGCATTTTGGATATTGGGCGGTGTATTCTTGATGATGAAGAACGACATCAGGCTGTGACCGAGTTCCGACTTACCACTACCTTTCGGACCGAATAAGTTCAGAATGGGGAAACTTTTCGTCTGTCCAACGATTATATCCCGAAAGAGAGAAGCCAGCAGGAAGCAAATACCCACTTTAGCATTATCGCCAAATACCTGCACCAGTTTGTCGCTGTATTCCCTCAAGCTGACATTATTATAAGAAGTATACACAAACCGCCGTTCGAACTGGAATAATTTAATATCATCGCGATAAATGGTACTACATCCTGGCAGATAGAAATTACCTCCTTGCAGGCGTACAATACCGTATTCATCGGCGGTATGCCATTCGGTATCGAAACAGCCATTGCCATACGCAAAGAAACCTTGACGCTGCCACCCCAGTTGAGTAATTTCAAGAGCTGTTTCTGTTTGCTCGTAAAGGAACATCTTCAATTTAGTCAGTTCTTTCTCGGAAGCCAGCCAAATGTAATTACCCAACCCTTCTACCTTTTGTTTGAATTTGGAGAGTGAAACCAAGTCTTCTTGCTTCATCTCAATAATTTCTTCCTGCTTATTCTGGTTTTTGATACGATACAAACGTTTGGGGAGCAAGGAGTCTTTGATATGAAACATAGGCATCATAATAAAGTTACTCCACTGTACCGGCTTGCCTGTTTCACCGGCCAATGCAAAGTAAGCGTTGTACTCTTCATAGAAACCGTATTTACCCAACAGGTCACGGTCTATTTTCTTGCTCTCACTAATAACCTGCTTTGCCTTGTCCAGTTTCTTCGCGCGGTTAATGGCCGTCTGCCACAGTTTTTTATCTTCATAAAAAGATTGCAGCTGCTTGAGGTACATAGATTCTTTTACCTCGTCTTTGACCATCACAACCATTGCACTAATAGTATTGATGGCATCGCTCCGCTCTTCGGTAGTGTTTACATCCTGAAATATATGCTGGGCATACCAAGGAATAAAATCGACCTCCTTTAATTCCTGAAACTTCTGTATGCTTGTACAATAGGTATCCGGGTCATTCTTGCTCTGCGCTTCTCCCAGGGGCAACTCCTTGACCGATACACCCAGTCCGGATTTCATGGCCAGCAAACCGTTACGCATCGTATTGCGAATACCTGCACCTAATTTTTCTCCTTTCTCAAAATTAGGTGGGTCTGCATCAGGAAGAAAACAGACCTTGGTCGCATACTTCTTAAACTGTTCCATCTGACTTTCTGTCCATGCTCCTCCAAGCGGTGCCACAGCATTATTAACCCGAATCCGCTTCAGCTGCATCGCATCGGGAGCACCCTCTACCAAATAAAACTTATCGTCTTTGGCAGCCTGACGTATAGCCGTATCGATACCGAAAATAGAATCCTGTTTATGGTATATGTCACTTTCGTTGGAGTTTATATATTTAGCCGCCGATTTATCTCCGGAACAGTCACGAGCGGTGAAGCCTATTATCCTCCGAAACTTGTCACGAATGGGAATCATTATGCGGTTACGATAACCATCATAGATATTACCTCTCTCCCCGGTTTTCAACAACCCCATCTCTTTCATCAGTTCAATGGACAAGCTGGAAACCTGGGCAAATTTGAGTAAATCATCCCATTTTTCAAGAGCAAATCCTATGCCCATCTCTTCGGAGAATTCCATCCCCCAGCGGCTTTTGACATACTCAAACGCATTTTTATTAGCCTTGTCAAGCAGATTTTTACGAAAATGTTCGGCGCATCTTTGATTGATAACGAACATACTTTCTCGCTTCATCCGTGCTTGCTCTTGCTCTGGAGTCAGTGTTTCTTCCTCAATGGTGATACCGTAACGTTTTCCAAGTGCACGGACTGCCTCCGGAAAAGTCATGGTTTCGTGCTCCATGAGAAAACCTATAACGTTCCCACCCTTACTGCATCCAAAACAGTGCCAGATACCACGCGCCGGATTCACGACAAAGCTGGGTGTCTTTTCTTGATGGAACGGGCAACATGCCTGGTAGTTGATGCCTTTCTTTTTGAGTTCGACATATTCGCTTATCACGTCTACTATGTCGGCACGGTCGATGATTTGTTCTATTATCCTTTCGTCTATCATTGTTATATCTATTCGGCCCTATCTCCTGAGGATGACAGTGCCTTGTTCTTCTAAATAGTAGCTGTGTACTCCGTATAAGTCAAACTCGCACAAACACGAATACACACATTTCATGAAAAGGTCATAATTCTCCGGACTAACCTTTTCAAGCACCCGGAAAGATTCACCAGGCTGCATCCCATACAGCCTGATGAACACTTTATTATAGTATTCCGCCAATTTCTCCATTCCCATTGACTCGATATAAGACGGGATCCAAGATTGACTATTGTCTGGAAAATATTGAAATAAATCCATATTCTAAGCATTGAGCGGATACAAAGGAATTGTTTTGCAAAAGAGTTATCAAGGACGTTATTTATATGTTTTTAAACCTCTGCACAACATTTCGGCCATCATAATGTTGATTCCGTGATGCTCCTTGAGGTTTTCCGGATTTTTCCCGGTCAATGTCACACTCAAATTCTCCTTGCGGTAATCACGCTCCACATCAAAGTATAGTTCCTGTCCTCTGTCATCGTGGAAAGTTATCCGGCATCTTTCCACCAATCCACCCAGTTCTGAAGCGTCCATCCACAAGTCCGGCTTTTTATCCATCTTCAGATGGCAATATCTGTGTACTTTACCACTCTTACGAATCAGCTCCACTTCGACGATTGTCGCTATCTGATTTGTACGCAGGATGCGTACTTTCTGACCTTTTTTCATTGATATTTCCTTTTTATTCATTTCTATACAGTTTTATTTATTTTGTCATTTTCTGAAATATATCATCAATCAATTGTTTAATCTCAAAGACATAGCTTTCCATGCTCCACCCTTCCAATTGACACACCATTAAATCAAATTCTATTTCTTGTAGCAGCTTCACTTTAAATCTCTCGCGGGCAAAGACGTTTACCCTTTGACGTACATCACGGTTAATCATCGGGTCTTGTTTGGGCTCTTTGCTCTTGGGCTTCTGCTTTTTGCTCGTTGGGTGATTAACCGCTACGTCATTGGCAGGTATGTTGGCCTTCACAAGAACCCGTTTTTGACCGTTCAGGACACTCTTACCGTTTGTAAAGAAATCATATCCAGATAGAGGCGAACCGGTATGTTTATCAATAGAGAACCCTTCAGGTGGTTCTTCATAGAGTTCCCAGCCCATGTATCTATTCATCTTTATACTGTTTATATTCAGCCCCAGCTATCTCCGTTTTTATGAAAATCCAAAATGGCTTTTTGTATCTCTTCATCATTTTTAGGCTCATGGGTATATCTCTCATGGCAATAACAGTATTTACTGCCATAAGAACAGGTATTATAAGTTCTATTCAATTCCTCTCCAACTCTCCAACGTGCATGAGGGTCAGGAATTCTTCCCTCTTGTAACCATTGCCAATGAGTTTTCATTTTCCCCCGGTATTCGGCATTCTGTTTTCTCTTCTCTTCCCGTTTCTTGGCTACATCCCGATATTCCTTCCTTTTGGCAGAGAGGATGGCTTTTGCAGCTTCCTTATCTTTATGTACTTCACAGTCTTTGAAATAGACAGCTTTGGCAGAGTAATAACAATTAGTCCATTGTTCTGTACCTTCCGCCCCCTCATTGGGTATAAAACCCTTTTTAGCCCATTGTAATGCCGTTAATATTTCCATAGTCCATTCCTTTTTCATTTTCTCGGAAGTATAGACCGTTATCCATTTATTGGAATAACTGTAATAAAGCAATCCTAAACCCATCATTCCGCACATTTGTAAAACTGCATCTTCTACATGCTTTCTGCTAAATACCACTTCGGTTTGCAACTTCTGGACTTTAACATCCGGAAACTTCTTTTTGAATGTTGTTTTAGTAACCATAGAACATCAGCCTATTTTTGTAAATTCACGTATTTTACTTCCTATGGCATAATAGCCTAATACCTTCTTATAAGATATAATGCAGACAATGCTATCGCTATCATTCCTTTCTTATTTAATATCATACGTCAATCTCCAATTATTGTACGGATAGTATATGTCTGCTTCCCTTTGAAAGACGAGAAATCAATCAAGGATTGTTTATAGTAAAGCGCAAGGGCTACTTTCCGGAATCTTTCATAGTTCCGCCTGTCAATAGGCTTAAGCCCCCATTTTCCCATATCCTCTACCAATTTTTTACGAGTAGAAGCAGAATGTCCTATACAACTATTCTTTCCAAAGCTATGGTTGATTCTATGGGCCTGAAAGTCCGGACTTTTGGAAATAAAAATATCAAGGCGTTCCAGTTCTTTAAAACTCAACCTGACATCTCCTTGCCTGGATATTATTTTTTCTTCCAACCAGGCAACAATCGTAAGGTCATAGAAACCTTTACGGTAATCTTTTTTGTAGAAATAATGTATTCTCATAGTCCTTACTTATATCGTCATATTACAAAACATGTACAACTGTATGCTCCACTTTCCAGCATTCCTCCGAAATCAACCCGAATACACAGTTCCCCACAGATAATGAAAGGTTCTTCGCTAATGACCTTGCCATATACTCCATAATGTTCATGGAATACTTCAGTTCCCGGTTTCATTGAATCCAGTGCCTTTTTCATTTTCTCGGAAGTATAGACTGTTATCCATTTATTGGAATAACTGTAATAAAGCAATCCTAATCCCATCATTCCGCACATTTGTAAAATAGTATCTTCTACATGCTTTCTGCTAAACACCACTTCGGTTTGCAACTTCTGGACTTTAACATCCGGAAACTTCTTTTTGAATGTTGTTTTAGTAACCATAAAACTATTTTTCAAATTACTTCCATTGTTCAATCGCTACATTGATAGCCCTTGTCAACACCTCATTAACACAATCCTCATCCGGTTCTCCGTATTCCAGTAATACATCTATTTGCGTATCTCCATTACCATCTACATATCTGGAACCAATATCAACATTCACTGGAATAGATTCTTCATGCACTATTTCCGTAAAATAGGAAAGTACTTTACTATGCATTGTATAACTTTTACATATCATAAGGAATAAATATTAAAGAATTAAACAGTCTCTTTAAAACGTACACAAACCTCTATCTTTACCTTTTTGGAACGGTTGCGACAATAGGTATCTTCTGATATAAAATCGTTAAGAATTACCAACATGAGCAAAGCTATCGCACCAATAGCACGTTTCAAAGGTGACAATTCAAAGCTTATATTGAAATGAGTACAGAACCACCAAGCAGATAATTCATTCACCTTTCCAATATGAAGTTTCTGATATATTTTACGAAGAATATTATCCACTGTATAACGAGAAATTCCGAGGTCACAAGCCACCTCTTTTTGGGAAGCTCCCCAGGCTATACGCTCTGCAATCTGTGCTTCCCGTTCTGACAATGTAGCCATACTATCATATTTTTTGATTTTCCGGAACAACATCCCAAATATCAGTTACTCCATACTTCTGAAGTATAGCAGTAATGACTTCATACTTCGACATCGTAATGTCTACGATACCATTATTAAGCAAGTGTGAGAAATAGGTATAACGCGTAATACATAATGCAGACATCAATTTTTTACGAACTTCATCTTTCTGACCTATAGTCACTTGCCGATAGCCTTTTTTAAAGTAATAGCGTTTTTTCGCTATTGCATGTGTTTCGATTTCTTTGTACATTTGTTTCGAGTGATTTAAATTACAATGCAAATATGAATAATATATAGTTTAAAAACAAACGAAATACGAATTATATATTATTCAATTAACGTTTATTATGGATACAAAACAAAAGTCATCAGTTGTACGGGATAGATTAATTGCTCTTTGCGAAGCATTGGATATATCACGACGTGAATTTTCCATCAGTATAGGTCGTACACCAACTTATGTGACGAGTTTAAACAATGATATTACCTCTGGAGTATTGAACGATATATTAATCAGATACCCCCAGGTCAATATCATGTGGCTCATCACTGGGAAAGGAGAAATATTTATAACTCAAGAACCCACAGGTGCCCTTTTTCAACACCTAAAAGAAGAGAATAAAGAATTAAAAATAAAAAATGAAAAATTAAACCGTGAACTTGGACGGCTTGAAGGACAAATTACTGAAATGAAAAAAATGAGTGTCCGCCAGGACGCATCTGCTGGATGTGCCGATGCAAGTGGATCGGGTTTAACAATCATGAAATAAAATGTCCGCGGTATTAAATTTTGTATCAAATACTTTAAGCTGCAAATAAATATTTTATGCCAGACATATTCCGGACATAGAACTGCATTCATTTAACCAAGGTAGAAACTGTAAGATGTTAGCAATCAAGACACATAAGGAACAGGCACAACGTCGTTATTCTTCGAGCCTCTCCTCCCGTGCAACGATAAGACCTTGTAAATTTTAAAAATTACAAGGTCTTATTTTATTTCTATCAGCTTGTGCGTCTGCAAGCTCAGCCGCCATTTCGGATGCTGCATCACGCAAGCCACAGTTTCCGCGGTGTTGCTGCAAGAACAGGGTTGCAGGAAAAAGTGTCCGGCAGGAAGCGATTCGTATACGGCAATATCCTGTCCTTCGTACACTACCTTCACCTCATCCATACGGGAAATGCACAATTTTGCACCTTGCTTGGGCGAGCAAGTCACCCAGTCTATATTATCCGGCAAGGAATGCGTACCGTTCGTTTCGATACAGACATACTTCCCCATCCGGTGCAGGCAGTCCACAAATTCACGGTCAATCCAGAGCGAAGGCTCTCCGCCCGTCAGTATCACCGTCACCGCAGGATATTTCCCCACTTCCGCCAAAATTTCCTCATCGGACATCAACACACCCTCTTCGTGCTGCGTATCGCAAAAAGAACATTTCAGGTTGCAACCGGAGAAACGCACAAAAACAGCCGGAGTCCCCGTATGAAAGCCCTCTCCTTGCAAGCTGTAAAATATTTCGTTAATCTTCCTCAT